TGGCTGGATTTCTGTAGAATTTCACATCCTTGTACGTGCACACATACACATCTGCTGATGCATCTGTGTCATTATCAAACAGCTCCAGTAAAGCGTAAAGTTGGTGCTGCATCATAACGTTCCAAGCCCAAGATGCTACAGGATATCCAAAACCCTTAGCCGACATATCCCCAGTGATGCGCATTACTGAGTATGGAATATACGTTATTATCATAGGATCAGGTATGCCACGCCACGGTATCCGGACCATGGTTGCCAAAGTCGTACCAATCTTCAAATCTCTACATCGTGACTCTGCCATAAGATCTCCCTGCGAGCAACGCTTGCCCAAAATTACCCAGCATAGCTAACATAGCTGGACCCATCTGTGCTTCCATATCAGGTGATACACCATCCACAGACATTCGCCCAGTCATATTGATGTTATGGTTATGATTGACAGAGGCATTCAAAGGTATGGCAGCAATGAGTTCCGGCTGTCCTTTTACTGATGACATAAAGCGTGTGGGTGATGTTGTCATATACAATCCACCCTCATCCAGACCATACCACTTACAAACTGGATCATTGGGGTGCAACCGGCAATGCTCTTTGATATTTGCTGGTGGATCGTATGGAGAGCCTCCTATTGGAGTTCGTTGTATGGGCTGTTGGGCCACCGGCTGTTGAGTTATTGGCCTCTGTGCAATAGGTGACGGTACGTATTGCCCAGTAGATGGATCCATGGATTCTTCGTAATCTTCCATACCAGGTGGACGATATATACCATAGGCACCATATGTACCTTGCGTCTGCATGCCCCTTAGCTTGGCATAGTAGGCATCCCACAATATCTCATCATCCTTGATATACTGACCATGGGATGCTAGCAAACTCTCCAAAGCTGATTCATTGATGTACTTCAACTGTGCGAAATAATCGCCAGCAGCCTTGAGATCAGCCTCGTGCTTCTTCTGCAGATCTTCCATATCCCACTGGCGATGCCGCTCTTTGTCTTCTTTCTCCTGAGCCAATGAGCGTGTAAGATTATCAAGATCCTCTTGCCTTGCTTCTTCTGCAGCAGTCAGTGCTTCCTGCAACTGATCTTCCAGGTCTTCCAAACGTTCCTTGGCATCTTGCCTCAGCTCTTGCCTGCGCTCTTCCTGAGCTATCTTTAGCTCATCCAACTCATCACTATACTTGGATTTGGCCTCCGTTATGCTGTCATCACGATCAATCTTGGCTTCCTGGATCTGGCGGTTCCTCTGGCGTATAAGCCTTGCCACGGCCACAGCATCATTCTGTCTGGCAGCCTCTTCCACATCCAATACATAATCGCGCTGTATATCTCGCAGCTCTTTCTGATAGTCCTTTTCTACATCCAGCAAATCATCAGCGTGATCCTTAGTCAGTTCCTTACGTTCATCAGCCTGATCTTCCAGAAGCTCGCGCTCGTCCTCTCGCAAATCCTCCAACGCATCGGTGCGCCTTTTGGCTGCATCCTTGTATACCTTCTCTATGCGCTTGATATTGCTTCTGGCTATGTCCTCACGTCTGCGTGCCTCCTTGATCTCATCCTCTATCTGCTCCCTGGCACGCTTCAATGCCATCTCCGTCAATTCCTTCTCAAACTTGGCATTGAGTTCCGTGATCTTCTCTATGGCACCTAGTGTCTCTTCTGCAATCTCATTCGCAGCACTGATTATCTTGTCAGCATCCTTCTTGATCTCTTCGCTCCCTATATCCAGAGCGCCAGTCATCTGACCCATAGCCGTAACTGTATTTGCGGCTGTCTCTATTATTGCATCTCCAAAGCCTTGAATATGCTCCGCTGCTCTAGTGAAAAACACACCTTGCTCAGCCTCTGCCAATACGTCCTCAATACTCCTCAGTGGATCTCGTATGATCTTGATTGTCATGTCAATTACTCCAGCCACCAAGTTGTACAAGATGGTGACTGCTTCTGTGACGACTTTTATGCCTGTAACGAATGCTGCTGTCAAAAGTGTTATGAGCTGTGCACCAGCCTTGCCTATACCAGATGTTCTCTCTTCCATTCCCTGTTCATCAAGATCAACAAAAGCAGATGCTATCAATTGCCCAGATTCTATCAACAACGGCTTGATATCACTCAATTTGCTAGCCAATAATTCAACTAACTTCAATGCCTCCTTCATTACGACACTCAGTCGTCTGCCAAATTCTTCAACAGCGTCTGAATTCTCATCAAACCACTCTTTGGCCTCTTTCAGTGTCCTGGTCAGGAATTGTATCCATTCCAAGTATGCCGGCTGGAATACTCTACCCATAGCCAGTTGTAGCTCTTCCTGGTAGCGTGCCATTGAGGCAGCCTGTTTGCCAGCCGTTCCCATAGCTGCCTCATATGTACCAGCAATCTGTGCTCCTTGCTCCAACATCTCATTCAGGAACATAGTCTGCTTTTGCGCATATGTTAGTGATTCAACTGCGCCATCAACACCACCTGTATATTTCTTGTATGCTTGCTCTGCATTAATGGTGATACCCACTTGCCTAGCTATTAGTGGATTCAAAGTCACAACAGAATGCAATAATCTCTCCGATGTGGCTGATGAGTCAAGGCCAGCGATGACGGCTGCATCCTGAGCTACACGCGTCAGATCCACAGCCTTGGATAGATCCAGATTGGCCTGAGCCATCTGGAGCATAATCTGACGTGCGGCATTAGTAGTGATACCATTTGCCTTTATTGCTTCCTCTAGTTTATCTAGCTCTTCCACACTATATCCAGCATTACCGCCAACTACTTTCAAAGCTATGGCAAGTGTGTCAGCACGTGCTGCCAACTGGATGGAGCCTTTTACCATCTGCTCAAAGGATCTGATAGCCTGCATGCCCATGGATATGAGTTGATGAGTGACAGCACCTATAGCACCACCAATCAGACCCATAGCGCGACTAGCCGAGTCACTCTTCTTCTGCATGGAATTGAATGTCTGGTTATGCTTCTGCTCCATACGATCCAGACGCTTGTCGAAATCCTGGAAGAATTTGACTGTTTTATCATCTATGGCAGCAAGCCATAGAAGGTCTGCTTGTGATACTTGAGTCATTGGGTTACTCCAGATGACATGGATCTCAGTGTGTCAATTACAGTAGGAACCATCATAGAAGCCACCTTCCAGGTGCGCTCTCCAATAGGCAGGCAGTACCAGTCCTGAACTGACATCCCATTGGCGTTACAACACTGCATCTCCCATACGCGCATATTGTATGATGCTCCTTGCTCTGGCAATGCATCAATCAATGCGGATAACGGCTTATCCAGCCATTTTGCTCCGAAAGCTATCGAAGGCTTTGCGCAAGCCTTCAACAGTCACCTCCTCTACTTGTGTCAATTCACGCAATATATCGGCGCATATGTCAGATTGTATGATCTGCGTCTTGATGAACAGCAACGTTCTGGAGCTTCTGTCTCGCAATGCATCATCTGGCACCGTGCACATGATGTCATCCAACCAAGCATCATCATCGACGCTAGATGGGCCATCTAATATCTTGATGCACATCAGAAGAAGCCTATCATTCTTCTTGCGCATACGATCTATGGCAAGCACCCTGCGCTTATTATCGTATGCTTTCCATTGATGATAGTATGCATATTCCGCAGGGAAGTCCTCTTTGTCAGGCTCTTCCTCTGGTGCCCTGTACTCCACCCACTCCTCAATGCCTTCAGGAGAGATCATACCTTCCATCAGGATCACCTTTATCATAAATGGTCCAGGGTCCATCAGGTCAGGTGCAAAGTCCAGATCATCAAACGTATATGGTCCAGCACGGCGCACTCTCAACGTGTATCCACCTGGGATGATGAGAGTGGTATGGCTCAAGTCATGTTCTATCAACTCGAATCCTGGAACCAAATAGAGATTATCAACGTCACTCATAAGTCCTCCAGTATGGGGATGGAGCCAGATTGCTCTGGCTCCATCCACCATCGCGCTATGCCAACAGCTTGTCGATTGTGGTATCTGTGCGCACTATGAATGCAGTACCCAGATACCGGTCGCCACCAACTACCACACGATTGGGATCGACACAGTATATAGCATTCAACCCATTGTTCGGCACAGAGTTCTGCGCCAGACTCCACAACCGCCAGTTTGCACCACCATCAGTAGAACGTAGTACTCTACTATCCCTTGGATCTCTGGCTATATCCACCAAGGCCCACTTGAAGTGGGTAGCATAGCCACGAATTCTGACTATGCCAGTGACTACAACACCCTGTGGCGGTGTAGGTACCCAGTTGAGTGCCTCATCAACTGTGCCATAGATGTGACCACCACTGTCTCCAACTATCAGCTTGCGATCCTCACTCACGTGGCATGTCATCAAGTTCAACAGGCCATCATTCGGCCCATCCACCACCACCCACGTCTCACCATAGTCATCAGACAGCAGCAACAAGTCGCCGTCTCCAACTACCCATATGATACCACGCACTGTGGCTGTTACATCATTGAGCACCACAACTGCTGTGTGCTGGTATGATGCTGCCCATGTTGCCCCACCATCTATGCTGCGATACACATTGCCAAGGTTGGTGATGGCAAACAACTTGCTGTATATGGGCCATACCATATAGGTGATGTACTCGCCGTTTGTGCTGCCTACGTTGACGTTGACCCAGTCAGTCTGACCTATGATAGTGACATCAGCATATGCGATCTCTGCTGGTGCCAAAGCATCAGTCTCACCACGTGATACGATCACACGGTGGTCGCTGACCTGGCCTGCCTTGACGACGCAACTGATGTCTTCTCCTGCCGCGAATGGGTTGGTTGACACGACATTCCATACATCGGCATGATCTATGGTAAACCAGACATTTGCCACATCAAGGATGGATCCAGCCTCAGCACTTGCTACAGCATAGCCATACTGACCGTTGTCAGCTCTGAAGAGGCAATCAGCTAGGCACTCCTCTTCAAACATGACTATATCTGTGATACCGCCTGTATCAGCTATGGTGCGCCTGCTTGTGAACTTGATCTTGAAGTCAAGCAGGTATGGCCCGTACACGGCCTGGAACGGGTTGGTTATGTTGATGGGAACGTCATCTCCCTCGATGATTGCCAATGGATCACCTGTTAGGTCACCCAACGGGCATCTCACCCAGCTAAGACCGGAGGCAAACCCATAGTAGTTATCAGGCTTGCCACAGTCTTTGAAGAGCAC